AGAAACGCCGTCGCCTAGCGCGGAGCCCAACGCGAGTCCAGCGCCGTCTCTTGAGACGGCTCAGATCCCCAATACTCCACCGCAGGCGGCGGCTCCTACGTCAGCCGCACAGGTGATCGGAAATGCAACAACCGACACGCATGATGCACGCCTGCTTGCAGGCAAGTACAAGAGTGTAGAGGATTTGGAGAAGTCATACCTCGAAGCGCAGAAGCAGTTGCATCAGCGCACCATCGAGAGCATTGACACGCTCACACAACGCACTGGAATCAATCTTGCGGAAACCACGAATGCGTTTATGCAGAGTGGACAACTGCCGCTTTCGGCGGTCGAAGCGTTTGCGAAGGCTGGAATTGGTCGAGCGATGGCAGAGCGCATCGTTCAGGGAGAGGCAGCAAAGATTCAACTAGCACAGTCGCAAGTCGAAAGCGCAATCACTGAAGTCACGAACATTGCTGGCGGGCAGGCGCAACGAGACAACGTGCTGAATTGGGCTGCGAGCTCGCTCGCCAAGGGTGATGTTGAGCGGTTGAACGCTCGACTTGCCGACGCGACACAAGCAGCCTCTGCCATGAGAGAACTTATGTTCCTTCATCAACAGGCGATAGGCGCAGGGAAGGCGCGCCCGCTTGTGTCTGGTCAAGTTCCTGCGGCAGTTGTTTCTGGCTATTCATCAACGACTGAGGTTGTGCAGGCGATGGCGCGAGTACGCAAGCAGGGGTATGTAGACGAGGAGACTTCGCGCCGCCTCGCAAACACGCCTCGCAACTACATTGAGGGCCACTGACATGAGCCAAAACCTTGTGCAAACAACCACGCAGCAAGTCAGTTATCTTGAATCTATCGGGTCAACCTGTCGGTTTTCTGTTGAGTTTCGTGGGGACAATCCTTCGAAGCGTGTTTGCGAGCTTGTTGACATCGCCACGGGCAATTCGTGGAACAAGACTCTTGGCGAAGAGTGGCAAGAGACATTTGATCGCTGCATTGAAACATCAAGGTCTACGCAGTCTTTGAAGCCAAAGACGGCGGCAGAACTTGCCCAAGACGCAATGACGCTCGCGGCAGAGAACGCTCGACTGCGGGAGATGGTGGAGGCTGCACAGGCTAGTGCGGCCTCGGCTCCCAAGCGCAAAGCGCAAACAACCGATCCAAGCTAGGCTCTCCTGCGCTCGCGGTGGTTCTCACGGACCCCGCGGGTTTTACCTTTCTGTTTGGGGATCGTCCTTCCATTGGGGCGGTTCCTTTTTTCGCTACGGCCCGTGACCAGCCAGATACCCGCGCAAGCGGCCTGGGACTCGGAACGGATACCCGTGCAACCCGTGTTTGATTTACCCGCATTCAATCAAAAAGGAGGTTTGCAATGTCGCAAACCAATCGCGAACTCATTTTGTCGTCAGCTCAAAACAGCACCGACGACTTGGCACTCAAGATTTTCTCGGGCATGGTGCTCGAGGCGTTTCAGCAAAGCACAATGTTCTACGACCGCTCAGGCACGTTCATCTCTGTCAAGCAGATTGAAGGTGCGACCAGCGCGCAGTGGCCCATCCTCGGCGATGATCCGGCTCCTTCGTATCACACAGCTGGCGCGGTGCTGAACGCTCAAACCACTCAGGGAAGCAATGTCGCCCGAATCAAGACCAACGAAGCCGTGGTGACCGTGGACGAGATCCTCGTCAACGCCATCGACGTGCCATTCCGCGATCTTGAGCAGGCGCATTTCGATGTGCTTGGCCCCTACGCGACTAAGCTTGGTCGCTCCATCGCTCGCGTTCTTGACAAGAAGATCGCAATTCTTGGAGTCAAGGCTGCGCGCACTGGATCGTCGGCTGGTCTGCACGGCGGCGGCTACAAGATTGAGCGCAACTCAACTGGTTCCGCTGGTTCTGCCAACGGATCGTCTCCGTCGAGTGCTGGACTGTTTACCAATGCGACCGGCTATCCGCTGTCGCCCCAGGGCGCGTACCAGTTCCGTTCCAATGTTTCTGACCTCGCCCAAGCTATGGACGAGAAGAACGTGCCATCGGAAAACCGCTTCCTGTTCATCAGCCCGTACATCAAGTCGGTCCTCCGTTTTGAGGCCAACTTCGATGGCACGAACCTGACTAGCGTGCCGGTCATGGCGAGCACCTACGACCGCAACACCAACAACGCTCCCAACGATATAAACAATCGTGTTGTTGGTATGCTCGAGGGTTTCAAGGTTTTGGTCACCAACCACCTGCCGTCGTTTGACACGGCTACTGGCACGCTGTCTGCTGAAGATCTCGTTGCCACCCAGGATGGTCGCAGTGGAACCAAGTACACTGGAACCTTCGACGGAAGCTCTCAGGCTGGTGGCCGACCGGCGGCCCTTGCGCTGTGCGGTGCAGACAGTGGCAGCCCTGCAATCGGCATGGTGCAGGCGACAGGACTCACCTCCTACATGGAGCGTGACGAGCGTCGCAACACCATGTTCCTCAAGTCGCAGGTCATGTGCGGCTTGAACGTGCTCTGCCCGTGGTCGGCGGGCGTGATTCAGTTGTACTGATCCTGACGCAACCCCCGGAAGCTAGGGGGTGGGGCTTCGGCTCCACCCCCTGGTTATTTCTTATGACCACCGAGTCAGGCCGTATCGTCAATCTGTCGTTTCGTGATTGGCTAGGTCTTATCGGCCTTGTCATTTCCATGCTTGTCATTGTCGTTGGCTGTTGGATTCAACTTATTCGCATGATGGAGCGCATCGACGCAAGCGTTCAGTTTCACAACCAACGACTCCAACGAATTGAGTCGCAACTCGACACAAGGAAACCATGAACATTTATTCAAACATCGTTACGAAACGCATTGACGGGACGGCAAACGACATTACTGGTCACGTTGTCGGCTCGTTCTTGAGCACACCGCAGCCAAATCTGAGCAAGGCTGAAACAACTGGCAACTCTGCGGCGGCTTACCCCACCGCTGCCCCGACAACAACCGCGCCGTCAACTACCGGCGCAACGATGCTGCTCTACAACTCGACAACTGAGCAGCCCAACTTGCTGATGATTGCACCGTACTCAACAGTAAGCAATGCAACTTCGCCAGGTGTCAGGATCATCGGATGGCGTAGCTATGTGCAATCTGCAAACACGCTCTACTTCCCAACAGTGCTTGCCGACCTCACGCTTACATACAGCACAAACCCTTCTGCCGTAAGCATCGACAGCGTCAATCGGCATTTCTTCTACGCAATCACTTCTGCAAGCGGAGTGCCAACCGTCAATGTGTACTCGCCCGGATCGACTGTTTTGGCGGTATCTAATCCGCCTGCGTGTGCTTTGATTGACACTGTGGGATCGCAAATCATCACAGCGCAATTCAAGTCAAGCAGCGCAACAACCTTCGGCGCACTGTACTGCGTCATCTGATATGCGAAGCTCGATCTCTCGCTCTAGTCGCCTATCGTCTGTCGGCGCACTTAAACAACTTGCGACAATGACTGGTAGCGACAATCGAACGCTTGACCTTGATTTCACAAAGGGTGTGATCGACAGCCGCGTAAATGTTTTTCGCGCTACAGTCGGCACATTTATCAATTCGAGCGGTGTGCTGCAAACCGCTGCGTCTGGAACTCACACATCAATCAATCAAGTTGCGCGTCTCGATCACGACCCAATTACACTGAAGCCGCTTGGTCTATTGATTGAGGATGCTGCTACAAATGTTTTGACTGGCCTGACCTCAGGCGGTTGGGGCCGAAACAACATTAACGGAAGCGGAAGTGGCAACATCCTTGCGTTTGGACAAACTGGACCAGACCAACAAAGCAATACTGCCGCAAGAATTTCAACGGCAGCATCAACATCGTTTACAAACATGCACATTGGATTTGTAACCAATGGTGCAGGTTCAGCACGAACATTCAGTGTGTGGCTCAGGGGCGTTGGATCAAACACTACTGCTAGCATTGGCATCTTTGGATCAAGCGCGCCATCTAACGTCCAATTCAAGCAATTTGGCAGCAGTGTTACGGTGACCACAACGACAAGCGGCAACAATCTGATTGCACTCGTAACAGGACTGTCTACAACTGCGTGGACCCGCGTAAGCATCAGCAGAACTGACTCGCAGGTCAGCTCCGACTCATATAGAATTGTTCCTGGCAATCACACTGCAACAATCGCTAGTGGACTGTCACTTGATATCTACGGGCCGCAAGCGGAGCCTGGATTTACGATGTCCAGCACCATTATTACAACCACCGCGCCAGTAACCCGTTCCAATGATTCGGTAGAAATGGATTTTTCAGCACTGCTTGGGCCTAGTATGGGAAGCCTTGTAGCCCGCGGGATCCCTCGACTCACCGCGGACTTTGCTTGCCTAGCTAGTTTAAACGATACCTCGCCTGATAACGCGCTAGACATTGGAGTAGACAATAATGCGGGCAGATTGTTTATTTATGCTGCTGGGGTTACTGAGGCTGATATGACATGCGGCTCGGCTGGCAACAACGAAAGTGTTTGTGTTGCTGGCGCGTATGCTAACAATGATTCTCAGATATCGTGCAACGGTGCGTTGGGTCCGCGCGCTACATCTGGGGTTCACGATATCAATACGATGTATATCGGTAGGAGCTCACAAGACTCAAATTATATAAATGGGACAGTTGAGCGAATTATTTACTTCCCGACGCTCTTGTCTGACGCAGCCTTGCAACGATTGACCACATGAAAAAAACGATCCAAGCAGTTGGCGGAACACCGAGCATGTATCTGGTGTTGACGTGAGATGGCTTCTCTGTTTGCTTCTGACCGGGTGCTCTGCCAGCGAACGCATAAGTACAACCGCAACGGCGATTCGACAAAAGGCTGATGAAATCATCGTGTCGGTGGATCAAATCCACGACAATGATGCACAGGTGCAACAAATACGGTCCAATGCAGAGTCGATCCGCGAAGCAGTCGGCGTGATTCACGCCACCGTGCCGCATGTAGCAGATATCACGCCCTGGTGGGCAACGCTGCTGAAGTGGCTGGCAATGGCTGCGGTCGGCGCTGCCGCCGTTTGGCTCTTGACTGCCAGCGGAATACTCAGCGCAATCCGCGCAGCAATCGGCTGGATACCAACTCGCACACGATCTACGGCATCCATGATCTCATCGACCATCCGCAACGACAAGCCCGAGACTGTTCGTGAACTCGTTGCAATGATGCGGGCGCAAGACCCGACTCTCGACCGCGCACTTCAAGACCTCAAACAAAAGGAGTCCCATGATTCTGGCAAGCATTGAAAGCTTCCTCGGTTCGCTGTGGTTTGGAATAGCACTGCTCGCAATTGGCTACATCGGCGGCAATCTCGTCCCGTTCTCGTCCCTGACTGGTTTTGTTCAACGACTCTTCACTAAGAAGCCATGAGCAAACTCAAGGTCAATACAATTGAAACTGTTTCGGGCAGCGGCGACCTTACCGTCAGCAACACTACGACTCTGCTTGTTGCCGGTCAGCTCAAGGCTAATGCGGCTACTGCATCAAGCAGCACCTTAACGGGCGCAGCAGTCGTCACGGGTGGCATCGGTGTTGGTGGCGCAGCGTTTATTGGCGGCGTTGGTAACGTGACGGGGGTACTGACGGCAGCAAACACAACCGACAGCAGTTCAACCACCACGGGCGGACTTGTGTGCTCTGGTGGCGTTGGGATTGCAAAGGCGCTGCGTGTTGGCAGTACAAATGTGAGTACAACCACCGCAACGGGCGCAGTCATCGTCTCGGGTGGAGTCGGCATCGCTGGCGCGGTGAACGCAGGCAGCGACAGCAAGTTCAACGGCGTGCGGGTTGGCAGAGGTCAAACAAATATTTCATCCAACACGGCGGTCGGCACAACTGCGCTCGACGACGCGAACGCGACTGGAGTGAATCAAACTGCGGTCGGTGTTGGCGCACTGACGGCTGCAAGCACAGGCAACAACAACTCTGCGTTTGGCACTAATGCGCTGCGAGACAACACATCAGGCTTCAGCAACTGTGCGTATGGCGTGAATGCGTTGCTACTCAACACCACAGGCACCAGCAATGTAGCGGTGGGCATCAATGCAATGCGAGAAAGCCAATCAGGAACCGACAACACTGCGGTGGGCTTGCAGGCAATTCGAGACAACACCACAGGCGACAACAACGCTGCGCTAGGCTCGAGTGCGATGATCTCCAACACCACAGGAGCGAACAACACTGCGCTAGGCTGTGTGGCACTGGCCGCCAACACCACAGGCGGCAGCAACGTTGCGGTGGGCGTAAGTGCAGGTCGCTTGCAATCAGGCGGCACTAATCTCACCGATCCCGAGAACAGCATCTACATCGGCGCAAACGCAAAGGGTTTCAACGACTTCGACAACAACACCATCGTCATCGGCGCAGGCGCAATCGGCACGGGTGCGAACCAGACGGTCATTGGAACTTCAGCCACAACCAAGACAACCATCTGCGGCGAGTTGTTCACGGGCGAGGGTGAGGCAATAAGAGTCGGCAGAGGTCAAGCGAATGAGCCGACCAATACGGCAGTCGGTACGACGGCTCTTGGTCACGCAAACGCAACTGGAGCAAATCAAACTGCCGTTGGATACAACGCATTATCAAGCGCAAGCACGGGCGCAAACAACACTGCGATTGGTGTGGCTGCTCTACAAACCAATACCGGAGGCGCTTCCAACTCTGCGCTAGGCTTTCAGGCGCTGCGCAACAACACCACAGGTATCAACAACTCTGCGGTGGGCAGAGAGGCGCTGTTCAGCAACACCGAAGGGATCAACAACTCTGCGCTAGGCTTAGGGGCGCTGCTCAACAACACCGAAGGGGACAACAACTCTGCGCTAGGCGTACAGGCGCTGTTCAACAACACCACAGGTATCAACAACTCTGCGCTAGGCGTACAGGCGCTGCTCAACAACACCACAGGTATCAA